CTGAATTCTCTCTCCTAGTCAGATTCTGGAATTGATGTTTTTTAACAATTTTTAAATAGCTGGCTAGATTTTTCTGAATAGATGTTTTTCTCTTTGCTATTTTAAAAAATAAAAATAAAAAATTAATACTATATGAAAACTATCGACGCATATATACAAAAGACATATCAAGGTTATGATGATCGTGTTTTAGTTTTTATGTCAAGAGTTTATGAAGATGTAAAAGAACAAAATACAAAGATCAATAATTATTTCTTTGTAACTCTTGATTTATTAGCAAATCAGTTACTTTTATATTTTAGAGCACTTGATGCAATAAACAAAGATGCATCATTAAGTACAGAGGATAGTTATAAACGTCAAGCAAAAAGCCCACATATTGCAATACTTAATCATGCACATCAAGAGATTATTAAAATTTTAGATGATTATGGTTTAAGTCCATTTGCATCTGCTAAAATCAAACGTCTTAATAATGGTGATGATACTGATGCAGAAACATTATTAGAATCATTAACTAAATAACTTGTAAAAGATATAGCTAGAAGGATGCTAGAATAGTCTAGATGTTCTTCTAGCATCCTTTTACTATGAAGTCGATAAATTATACAGCTAAGAAAAATACATCTTGTAGAGAGGATGAAAAACAACTATATTATGTCGCAAGAAGAAAAAACAGAAATATTTAGAGCATTACTAATTCAAGAAGTAGGATATAAGAAAGCACAAGATTTATATGAAGCTGCTTGTAAAAATTATAATCCTATTGAATATGCAGTACAAAAAGCAAATAAAGAATTAGAAAAAAGATAGATGCCTTATATTTCACGACGTAAAATAACAGTAAGATCAGATAAACACGAAACAAGAGAACGAAATAGTAACAAATGGCAGCGTTACTATCAAAATTATCAATATAAGAAACTTCGTGATTGGTATATGAGTACTCACGTTATATGTGCTGACTGTGCAATGAATGGTATTTCTCGCCCATCAGAAGAACTGCATCATATACAACCAATATCAACAGGTACAACAGACGAAGAAAAATTCAAACTATTATTAGACTGGGAACATAACTTTATTGCACTTTGTCATGAATGTCATGAAAAAAGACATGGTTACCTGAATAACAGATAACTTGATACTATATTATAATTGTAAATAACATAATAAGACAAAGTATTTGGTATAACTCTAAATCATTCTTATCTATGTGAATTACAAACAACAAAATTTCCTAAAAACTAGAATACGGCACCTATAAGCGTATAGGCCTGAACCCCACCAAACTGCTTATATTTTTCATAAATAATTAATATATATTTTTTAGATAATTCTTTTTCATTGTATTTATAAGTAGGGATATACTTGGATTATAAATTTGCAGTTTTCAGATAATGCCGTATTTCTTTTGAATTTTCTTTATTCATTATACATATTATTTATGGACTTACGTCCCTAAGACGTAATTTATTTAATGCGACGCCTGTAAGCGTATAGGTCTGCTAATTTCACTCATTTTATATTATCTAATTTTATATATTTGGTATTTCATAAATATTTTGACATATGTTTATAAATTATTATTCTATTGTTTAAGCAGCGTAAGGTCGCTTTTTATTGGTTCCAACAACTCAACATATAAAGGTTATGCTTCCTCCCAAAAAGCAGCCGAACGAGAAAATAAGCAAAAATTAAACTTTTTCATTGTATATTGTTATTAATGCAATTATCATCACATAAAATGATTATTATTATTAAAATACATATAGATACAATGATATTAATGAGCAAAGATATACAGATAAAAGTAGCAAATATAAAGAAATCCAAAGATCGTAAATATATATTTGAGACATGTGAAAATATTATAGAAAGTTTATTTGAATATGATTGTGCATCCAATTTGAAATTCAATAAAGATGACAATTCGTTTAATATTGATTTTGTACTTCAAATATGTAAGTCAGGTGATATGCTTTGGATATTAGTAAAAGAATGGTTAGTAACCATATTAGAATCGGAACAATATGTAGATGTTGAGATAACTGAAAGAGAACAAAGTGGCATAGGCATTGTATATAAAATGTATAGATATACACCTTTACATCAAGAAATAGAATAGGCAAATCAAATTTTTCGTTCAAACATATTATTTTATTAATTACAGGCTGACATCCTTATCTGTCTAAGTCATATTATATTTATTTTATATTTTCGGCTACTCAATTGAGTAGCCTTTTTTGTTCTATTTTAAATATAAATTATATTTGAAATCTATTAATGAGCATTTTTTTGACACTTAAACCATACAATCAATATGCAAAAGACGTAGTAGAAGGCAGAATAGTAGCATGTGAGGCCATCAAGTTAGCATGCAAAAGATATTTGTCATGGTTTGACCGTGATGATATATACTTTGACTATACTGATGTTGACAATAAGATAAAGTTTGTCTCAAAGATGAAGCACTCAACAGGTATTCACGCAAGAAAGAACTTTGAATTATTGCCTTGGCAGCAGTTTGCTTTTGCAGGAATATTCGGATGGAAATGGAATGACACAGGATATAGAGTAACGAAGAAAGCACTGATGTTTGTCGCACGTAAGAACGGTAAGACTGCATTGGCTGCTTCTTTAGCTTTATGCTGTGCAGTTGCAGATAATGAGCAAGGTGCAGAAATCAATATTGTAGCAAACAATGCGAAACAAGCAGAAATTTGTTATGAGCAGACAAAAAACTATGCTGAATCAATAGATCCTAAAGGCAAATTGTTCAAGCGTTTTAGAAGGGATATTAAAATACCTATTACAAAGTCAGTAATACAAGTACATTCATCTGATAGTATGGGACTTGATGGATATAATTCATCAGCAGCAATAATAGATGAGTTTCATGCAGCAAAAGACTGGGGACTTTATAATGTACTTATGTCATCAATGGGTATGCGTTCACAGCCTTTAATGCTTATTATTACAACATCAGGTTATTTAGTCGGTGATACGTATCCATGTTATTCAATGTATAATACTTGCAAGCAGATATTGAATAACGTAAAAGAAGATGATACAATGTTTTCTTTATTGTATGAATTAGATGAAGGTGATGACTGGGAAGATGAAAAGAATTGGATAAAATGCAGTCCTTCATTAGGTCAGACAGTTTTGTATTCATACATGAGAGAACAGATACAAGATGCAAAGAACAATACTTCTCTTGAAGTTGGTGTAAGAACAAAGAACTTGAATATGTGGTGTCAGAGTTCTAATATATGGATCCCACGTGAGTATATACAGAAGAACATGCAAGAAGTCAAGTTAGAAGAATATCAAGACGAAGTAGCATTTGGTGGTTGTGACTTATCAGTTGTATGTGACCTTACTGCTCATTCTGTTTGTATTCCACCTAATTCAGATCGTCCTGTACATCCTGATAAGTTCATATTCAAGTCATGGTTGTATATTCCTGATGAAGCAGTACAGACATCATCAAATAAGGAATATTACAAAGAATGGATAAGAAGAGGATGGGCAATCAAGACAGCAGGAAACGTAGTTGACTATGAGCATATATTGAAAGACCAATTAGAAGTTTCTCGCACAATTTCGTTCGTTGATTACGGATATGACCAATATAATGCATCAAGTTGGGCTATTTCTGCTGAACAAAGTGGTCTTCCATTGTGCATTTATGGGCAGTCAATAGGACATTTTAATGGTCCAACTAAGTTCTTTGAGATGCTAGTTCGTTCTGGAAAGTGTATAATTGACACAAATCCAGCCGTAGATTGGTGCTTTGGTAATGTAGAATTGATGATAGACCATAACGAAAATACAAAACCAGCAAAGGCAAATGGTGACAAAAATGCCAAAATAGACCCAGTAATTTCTATGCTAGAAGCACTTGGATGCTATTTGAATAGTAGATACTATTCCCCTGAAGCATGGATCATTAAGTAAATTATTTTACTATATTACTAAAAATATCTAACTACATAATATGTGGCCATTTTCAAAGAAAGAAATACGTGAAGTCGAACAGCCATATAAAGAACAGCCAACAGATGCATGTGCAACCGCAAATGAAGGAATAGGATTATTGCAGAAGTTGCTTAATCTTAAAGGATATGGGGCATTATCACAAAGTCCATTCTTTGCAGCAATCAACTTAATCAGTTCTTCAATCGGTCAAATGCACTGGGAGACAAAATGTAAGAATGATGATGAAGTCACACCATTTTTCTATGCTGGCAAGGTTTTCGACAACTGTCTTTTGACACAGTTTATGCTTGTTAAGAATCTCATAAAGGACTCATTACTTTATGGTAATGGATTTGCTTATATACATAGAGATCAAAAAGGAACACCAACAGGTTTAGAATATCTTCCATTTGGTGACTGCAACATTGTATATAACAAAGCAAACAATACTTTATTCTATCAAGTACCAAGAATTACAAAATCATTAGTAGAACCTGTTAATATCATACACGTATGTATGCATTCTGCTAATGGAATAGAAGGAAAATCTCTTTTGTCATTTGCGTCAAATACAATTAAGTTATCAGGTAATGCAGAGAAAGCAGCATCTGATTTCTTCGGTGGTGGTATGACTGTACATGGTATATTGTCAACTGAATCACCACGTTTGACAAAAGACCAAAGAGAATCAATAAGAACTGCATGGGGTGAATCACAAATAGGAAGCGGAACAGGTATTGCAGTTCTTGAATCAGGAATGAAATACCAACAAATCTCTTCAAATTCAAAAGATGCACAGTTACTTGAAACTCGTCTTTTCAATATACAAGAAGTAGCACGTTGGTTTAATATTTCTCCAGTTCTTTTAGGTGATCTTTCAAAGACATCATACAACAATTTGGAACAAGCGCAATTGCAGCTTGTAACTAATACATTAGCACCTTATGTTATAATGCTTGAACAAGAGATTAACCGTAAATTGATACTTCCAAAAGACAAAGCAAAATATTATATTGATATTGTTGAAGAAGACATCATCAAGCAAGACAAGCAATCACAGGTTAATTATTTGTCAACATTAGTAGACAAGGGTATAATCACAAGAAATGAAGCACGTAAGCAATTAGGATATAGCCCAATGGAAGGTGCAGACGAATTGATGATCTCTTATTCAGATCCTAACCAAAACAAAATCAATAACGAAAACAACGAAGACAAAAATACAGAAAAACAAGAAGATGAAGAAGAATCTTGAAATTAGAAATATAACTACTGAAATACGTAGTATAGAGGAAGAAAGCCGTAAAGTCAGCGGTCTTGCAATTCCTGTTAGTACAAGATCTGAACTTCTTTATGGTGAGTTTTACGAGACAATAGATCCTGCTGCATTAGAAGGAATAATAAACAACTTTGACGTTAAGTTATATGTCAACCATGATGCAAGTCAAGGTACTTATGCACGTTCAAAATACGGAAAAGGATCTTTAAGACTTTTCATAACAGATAGAGGACTTGAATTTGAAACAGAATTGCCTAATACAGCACAAGGTGATGCATTATTAGAAGGCATCAGACGTGGAGATTATGATGCCATGTCATTCGCATTTGCTCCAGAAGATGAAGAATGGGAAGACAACAATGACGGCACATATAACCGTACTATCCGCTCAATTGCTTTCTTAGATGAAATTTCAATTTTGTCTTGTGCTCCTGCTTATGAAGCAACTGATGTTAAATTACGTTCATTAGAAGACTTCAAAGAAGAAAGACAAAAGGAAAAAGAAGAACAGGACAAACAGATAATCGAAAAATATGATGCTATGTTAGCAGAAATTGAAACATTCAAAAATATCTAAACTTAATTATGACACAAAAGAAAATAGGCAATGACTTATATGTATTCAAACAAGAAGCATATGAAATCACAGCAGATACATCTGCAACTACAATCTATGTACAAGAAGAATTAGTTACAGCATTCAAGACTGCTAATGCTTCATTAGCATCAAAGATTAAGCCAATCAATTATGCTGTAATGACAGTAACAAAGCAACCTTGGGCAGATTATATTGATGCAGATGATCCAACTGGAGAATCTGAACCTACTGGTGAATCAGGTGGTACAGGTGAAACTGGTGAAGGAACTGGTTCGACTGCAGAATTAGTAACAGGTGAAGGTGAACCTACTGGTGAATCAGATGGTACAGGTGAAACAGGACAAGGATAATAGAAAAAATTTTTTACTATATTTATAAAAATATCACTCTATAATATGAATAGCGTTGAGATTAGATCTCGTATTTCTGAAATCACTGAACGTATGAAAGCAATGGTTGAACTTTGCAAGACAGAAGTTCGTGAAATGACAGAAGACGAAGATAAAGAGTTCAAGGCATTAAGAGAAGAAATCGATGAAAAGAAAGAAGAACTTAAAGCACTTGAAGAAAAATTAGCACAATATCAAAGAGAACTTCCAAATGAAGAAGAGGAAGATCCAAAAGAAGAAGAAAAAAATAACAGAAATAAGAAAATGAAAACATCTTTAATTAAAGAATTGCGTAACGCAATGGACAATAACCAAAAGTCAATTGTTATAAACGCTGAAACACGTACAATGCAAGTAACAGGTGAAAGTGGCGTTCATGACGAAGTTATTGAAACTGAAATCCAAGGCATCTTAGAACCTCTTTACGCTGAATCTGTTTTAGCAAAACTTGGAGTTCGTTTCTATAGCGGTCTTCCTCACGGAGACGTTCAAGTTCCTATAATGGGTAAAGGTTCATGTGGTTGGGCTGGTGAAGTAGCAGCTGCTAATGCAACAGGCAACACATTTACTACTAAACTTTTACAACCAAAACGTCTTACAGCTTATGTTGATATTTCAAAACAACTTTTAGCACAAGATACAATTGGTGTTGAAGCTGCTATCCGCAGAGACATTGTAAATGCATTAAATGACAAACTTGAAGCTACTATTTTAGGTGCAAATGCTGGTACAACAACTCAACCTGCAGGTATTTTCTATGGTGCAACAGAAACTAATGTTGATACATTCGCTCAACTTTGCCAATTTGAAGCTGGTTTAGATGATGCAAACATCAACGGTCAAAAGAAATACTTAATGGGTAATACAGCTAAAGCTACATTCCGTTCAATGATTAAAGGTACAAACAACACAGGTATGGTACTTGAAAATGGTCAAATGGATGGTACTCCAATGATTAATACATCAAACGTTTCTACTAAGAAATTCGTTTATGGTGACTTTAACTATCTTGCAGTAGGTAGCTGGGGCGATGTAGAAATTACAATAGATCAATACACACAAGCAGTTAATGGTTGTGTACGTCTTGTAATCAATGCATACTTCGATGCAGTTATCTTACGTCCAGAAGCATTCAAATATGGTAATGTTGATTAACCCATTGATTATCAATAAGTTTATAATAGTATAGCCTAAGTTGGTTTAGGCGCTCATTATAGATTTTCAACAACTCGGGGAGTGGAGTAGTAACTCCCTCCCTTTAAATTTATACAATATACGAAATGCGTTATCTCACTTTAGAACAGATCAAAAAACAATGTAACATAGACTCAACATATGAAGGTGATGATGAGTTCTTGGAGTTACTTGCTGAATCTGCCGAAGACATGGTAGAGCAATTACTTGATTGTAACTTAGAAGAACTATATGCTGAAAGAGGCGAAATGCCTGCTTCTATACAACATGCTCTTCGTATGTTGGTTGACTGGATGTATAGTCAACAAAGAGGTAGTTCTGGTGAAGCAATAGATATACCAACAGCTATTTATCAAATATTGAAACTATATAGAAATTATCGCTAATATGAATGCAGCAATTCTTAAGGAGCCTATCATATTAAAGGCATTACAAACAACAAAGACACAATATGGAACAATACAAACTTCATACATAAAAAAGTATGAAACAAAAGCATGTGTCAAGTTTAATTCTGAGAATATGACTGTTTCGGAAGGAGAGATTTTTTATCCAGTGAATAGAACTTTTATTGTTCGCGCTTATGTTCCAATTATTGAAACAGATAGAATAGAATATAAAGGTCAAGACTATAAAATTCTATCTATCAATCAAAATATATATTATAATGATATAGAAGTCGTTACGACGATTGTGAATACATAATGGACGGTATAACATTATCAATAAGAGGATCATTTAAGGGCAATTTTGACGAAA